AGAATTGAAGTCTACTGAGGACAAGTTTCCGATACTGTCTAAGTTTCAAATGGCTTGGTGTTATGAGTATCAAAGACATGGTGGTAATGTATTCGTGCTGCACTCGGCCCTCTCGCACAGAGCTTTAAAACTTTACAGAGTGTCCGGTGAGGTGGATCCCTCGTCCCCTTCCTCGTTTTCTCGTTCCCTCGTTCTCGTTTATAGCTCACCGGACCCTGTACCGGAGCTGGCCTGGAAGGAGCTCAGGATGCAGCTGGTGAGAAATAGTTCTTGACAGCAAAACCTCGTTTGATATAAAGGAAAAGTCCATAAGGATTACTCAAGAGTAAAGCTCTGGCCTCCGTCCATGGAGAGAGTGCAGCGTGGCGAAACCTCGGTAGTCCTTATTTATCATCTGTCACCACCGGCTGGTCCTTGCTGGCCGGTGGCCTTCACCAAATCCTCGTTTCTAATCCTCGTTTCCTCGTTCCCGTTCCTCGTTTTAGTTCCAGCGTCCCTAGCGTGCCAACGGCTGCATCTCACCGACAGCAGACTGGCGTGGAACCTGTAGTGGATCCTCGTTTTCTCGTAGGGAAATGTACCTTTTGCTTACCTGATAGGCTGCTCCGCATCAGCCGCTGCGAAGCGGCTTCCCTGCTGGTTAAAAAATTATTTAAAAATAGTTCTTGACATCTATCCCATCAGATCTTATCTATACACACATGTGGATTTTATATACGACAACAATTTACCTACTGCTGTTATTCGGCACCGGTATAGTATCAATTAATTTTTAAAGGAGGAAACAGATGGGGACGGTAGACATCAAACAGTGGCTCGTTTTAGAGGAGAAGAGAGATGTATTATTAATTAAAGATATAGCAGAACACGGATGCGAAGGAGGCGTAACTGGACTGATATACTATTGGGAAACCACCGCATTCCATGACGAACATGAAAAGGAAATTTGGGATATCATACAACGTTTTGCCGTTGACAGCGGGCAGACGATAATGGAGTACTTAGCAATTGTTGCGAAGGATGCTGGGGACCTGAAGCAGCTAAAGAATAACCTCGTTTGGATTGCCGTTGAGTCGGTAGCACAGGACCTGGATCAAGAGCGCCAGCAGCCGGATGCAGGTGAAGCTGCGTGTTCGTAATTTTTCTACTAATATTTGCCTGTATTCTTTGGCCTGAGCTCACCTCGTTCTCGTTCTGGATCGTTGTCTCGTTGGTGGTAATGGCTTTCCAGGGGGCTGGACACGCTGCTGGTTGGCAGCCTTCACCAGTTCCTGCTGGATCAGGCTACGAAGCTGTCTTACCTGTGGAAAAAATTAAGTTTGACTTCTATCCCATCTATGATAAGTCTTTATCATTAACTAAAACAAAGGAGAAAAAAATGGGACTAGATCAATTTGCACATTTGCGAGATCAAAAACCTGATTGGGAAAAGATCTATTCAGATGAACATGAGCCAAAGAAAGATGGATTTGTGTGGAGAAAACACGCAAGACTTCAGCAGTTCATGGCAGTCCAACACGCTAAACAAAACAAGCACCAAGTACATGAGGGAAATCTAGCACATCTCGGATTTAATGGTGGCGATGAACCTGTATACATTACAGAAGAACTCGTTAAAGATTTAGCTGAAGCCATTCGTACTGACTTTAAAAACTTTGTAGCCAAAGATGGTTTCTTTTGGGGACAACAGTTTCAAGAAGAAAGTGTGAAGGATAATAAAGAAATGGATTTAGAGTTTTTGCAATGGTGTCGTGACATGATTGCAGAAAAGAAGGTGGCTATCTATCATTGTAGTTGGTAGATACTCACACTACGAGCGAGGTCTTTTGTCAGAGTAGCTCCTGTTTAGGCCTCGTTTCTCGTTTGTCGTTTGGTCGGCAAACTTTTTTATTTAACTTACTAGCACCAGCTGGGAGAATTTACTTCGGAAGGACAGGTGGAGATGACAGATAAAGTAGATCAATGGATTTGGTTTAAAAATAAAAATGGAAGAACTTGTAAAATTAAGTTGAAGACTTTACTTACTCGTGTTAGTAATTCTAACATTAACTATTACGCAACAAGGAGAGAAACAAATGGCACAACAAAACGAAGAACATCTAGAAGTAATAAGTCGGAACAAAGCTAAAGCATTCGAAGAGCAGAAAGAAATGCGTGAGGAGTGTTCGGCATTCATTAGCACTTGCTCAACCTTTCATTTGCAGGAAATACATTCAGAGATCAGACGATTGAAAAAGAGGTATTAATGTTAGTCCTCGTTATAGTCCTCGTTGCGATCTCGTTTCTCGTTATAGAACAATAGTAGCGGAGCCAGCAGCAAAACCTGACGTCCCACGCAGGTAGATTTCTCTGGTGTCAAGTTATTTTTTTGTCGTGAAGTTCTAAAAATTTACTGTGATGTCTAGGTCGCATTAGGTTTCAAATCTTAATGTGTGTTGCTCTATGGAAGACTTTTTTTTAGATAAAAAAAGAATTTGCATTATCTTTTAAAATAAATTAGATTTAATACAAATCTATATTTTATAGATTAACAACTAAACAAGGATAAATAACAATGAACAAAAAACAAAAAGCACAAGCACCTACATTAAGTAGAGCAGATAAGCGAGTATGTAAAAGTTACATAGATCAATCTTATCTTTTAAATAAATATCAAACATTGAAAGCTGACACAAAAGAGATCGTGGTTTCATACTTTGATAAAATAAAAACTAATGTCATTATTCTAGATGACCAATCTTACATTCAAAAGATTGAACGAACTCAACGAAGATTTGATAGTAAATCTTTTATTGAGTATGTTAAAAACTGTGGCGATCACAAATTGCAGTTGTTAGTTAATGGCTATTACAAGCAAATTGAAACGCTTGAATTAAAACCATTTAACGATAATCTAGAGAAAATAAAAAAAGGAGTAAAAACAAATGCCAAATAATAATGACAATAGCAACCTACCATCAATGAGTGTTTTATCTCAAATGATACAGACGACTATGCAGAATAAAGGCATAGATCAATCAAGAGTGCAATCACTATTGAACGAAGACGCAAATGGTAAAACACTTAACTACCAGATACTTTATAAGTTATTGGAAAGTGCAGTCGAGGAGTTTATCTTAATTAACAATGGCAACCCTTTAGCTGATGACTTTAGAAATAGAGTATTAGATAAAATGTCTGATGTTGTTAATATGCTGACAGGCAACCAACCACCAAACAATAGCTAATCAATTCTGATTGCGTGGCGACTAGATCGCCACGCAACCCACCACGCAACCTCAATAGAGGTACCAAGCTCACCAATTACACAGCATCTCACAACCCGACCCCGACCCCCCTTTTTGCTTGTTTATGGTACCTGACGCTTGCCCTTTACAATCAGAAACACACATGTATAAACTATAAAATACTTATGAATCTCGATACACTAACTACTGATCAATTAAGAGATCGTGTAGAAAAAGCATTTATTGAACATATTAAACTTTGTCAGGATAATTTTTTATATTTTGTTCAAGCGGTTTGGCCAGATTTTATTTGCAGAAAAGCAAAAGAAAGAGAAAAGTGGGGCCATCATCAACATATTGCTGATGAACTAACAAATATTGCAAGAGGCTCAAAAGGGAGGCTCATTGTGAATATGCCACCCCGTCATACTAAATCTGAATTCGCATCTTATTTGTATCCAGCTTGGTATATAGGGAAGTTTCCTAAGAAAAAAATTATGCAAGTTTCTCACAACGCAGAACTTGCAGGTAGGTTTGGTAGTAAGGTAAGAAATTTAATTGATAGCCCAGAGTACAAACAGATCTTCGGAGATGTTAAACTCCGAGAAGATAGTAAAGCAAAAGGCAGGTGGGAAACCAATCATGGTGGTGAATACTTTGCAGCGGGTGTTGGCGGTTCTATCACAGGACGAGGGGCTGATTTGCTTATTATAGATGATCCTCATACAGAGCAGGATTCTTTATCGGATTCTGCTATGGAGAGAGCATATGATTGGTACAATTCGGGACCCAGACAACGTTTACAACCAGGTGGTTCCATCTTGTTAGTAATGACTAGATGGGCTCAAGATGATTTAACAGGTAGATTGTTAAAAGGACAATCTGAACCTAAAGCTGATAAATGGAAACTTATAGAGTTCCCTGCAATACTAGAATCAGGAAACCCTGTTTGGCCTGAGTATTGGAGTCA